ATTTTCCGTTCTTGCGCCCAACCATGAGCATTACTTCCTGATATTTGCGCGTGCCGTCTATCTTATGCACTATGCCAAAAGTAGCCGCTATAAGAGCTTTCTGCCAAAGTTCCAAGATAAAAGGCTTACCGCCCATTTTACCTTTTGAATGACGGCAATAGTTTTCAATAAATCCAATTGCATGTTTGGCTTTTTTAGGTTCGTACTCCCATTCGCTGTTTTCATCGTTGATAATCCGCACCAGCTCTTTATAAACCTTGTAAACCTTGGTTGAAACACGACGGCGGTTGCGTTTAATCCAATTCCAATACTCAATTATAGGGTTATAGTCATCTGGGTAGATTATTTTTCTTGCTGTACTCATTTCCCGTTCACGAACTCCTCGAATCCGTCATCTTCTTGCTTGGGTTCCGGCTTGGGCACAAGATCACTTAGCTGCTTGATGATGCTCTGGTAGTTTTTGTTCATTGTATTATAAAGTCTGGCCACTGGTCGCTCTCTTTCGTAAGGCGGAGTGTTCTGTGATTGAGTAAACATCTCTGTGCAGCCGTTTTCCATGATGTCTTTTTCCCATTCCTCCAGAGTGACCCTCATATATGCGGCCCGCTGTATTAACCCCTCAATAATTGCCTTGTTATCTTTGTCTATGTTTTTGTAGATTCGTTTAAGTCGGCGTTCTTCTTTCTTAATCCGTTCATCTTTGGTCAACTGTCGATTTTTCGCCACATATATCACCTCCTTTTTTGGGTAGGGGGGTCACGCGCGAGCCCCGTGTGCGTTTTGAAGGTAGGCCACTCGGTATCCTTTGGCGCCCCTAGCTTTTTAAATAGGGGGGGATACCCCTGCATGGTATAAGGTCACCATTCTCATCAAACATCAGGCCTTCCTGCGTCGGGCTATACTTACTCATGTGCTCTCTATTGTGACAGTCTTGACAAAGACTTTCCAAATTTGACCAGTTCAAAGTTATTTCTGGATCATTGATATTCTTTGGTGTCAAGTATACCTTGTGGTGCACAATCGTGGCAGCACCGCCGCACCTTTGGCAAATAAAAAACTTGCTCTTTAAAAAAGCAAGTCTGCAATCTTCCCACGCTTTGCTATTGTAAAAATCTATTGCCCATTCTTGTGCCATGCCCTCACCTGCACGAAAAAGCACTTACATCGGTAGATGCTTGTAGTTTGCTGCTATTTATTTTAACTCAATGTCAAACACCATTGTTAGAAAGTCTTTTCACACCAGGCCCCGCCCCTGCCTCGCGATGGTGTGTACTACCCTCCGTTTCCGGCATCCTACAAACGAAAAGCCGCCCTCCCGGACGGCTCGGCTTCTCATTATACATTGTAAATCATTAGAAAAATCGCATTTGTTTTATTTAGTGTCCTTTTCTTGAATTACGCTTTTTAATATTTGCCTGATATTTCGGGCAGAATGAGCCACACTCAGAAAAGAAACAGTGCTGCAATTTTGCCTGACGATTTCCACCATGAAATCTAGGTCTTCTAAAATAGCCTCAAGTTCTTCCGGATCAATAGTCATATCAATACCACCCCAATCTCTCCGCCACTCCATTTTCCTGCGACGAAAAAAAATCAGGCCCCCAGCTCAAGGATCCCACAGGTCAAAGCCTGCTGGGGCGTTTTACGCCCCCTTGAGTTCGTCTGGCGCATGCCTGATTTCAAGATTATTATATCAAGTTTCATCTCAAAATACAACATACAAACCCCGTCCTATATCTGTGAAACGTGCTCTCATCTACTGCCAATCTCTCTGTTTGAATACTCGCAATGAAAAAAGCACCGGTTTCCCGATGCTTTATCACATTATCATAATAACACATAAAGTAGTCTTATTCCTGCCATATTTCTGCCATTATTCTATGTTTAATACTCCCAGTTGTTGCCCAACAGTTGCAACTAATTCTCTTCTAAGCCTGAAATATGTTCTATCACTAATATTCATTTCAACTAGAATCTCTTGCCATGGAAGGCAATCTTGATATTTTAATTCAAATAACTTTCTATGTTTTTCAGTAAGAATAGCAAGAGCTCTATCGATAGCATTAATTACTCTTTCAGATTGCACTACAAAAGCTGATGATACGAGTTTGATCGCCTTCATCGCCGTTGAATCTCCCGGGCCGCTCTGCACCGCTACTTCTGGTGAAGGTGAGCTTTCAAGTATCTGCTCTCGATAAAGCTGCAAATCTTTCTTGGTCTGCTCATAATTATATAATTCATGTTCTATATATCGAAATATGCTCTTATCAATCCGCATATAAATCTTCCTCCTTTTCTCCTGGCAGTATGCCACCTCTGCCTCCCTTGGGCCTCTCTTCCATGATGTATTTGTATTTTTTGTGTATTCCGGCGACATCTGCGGCAACTAATACCTTATCAGTGACATCTACTTTCCTCTTGGTTTTTATGAATTCCAAAAGCTGTATGTAAATACCCGGTTGCTTTTCTCTGATATATTCCTCAATAGTGATGATGCTTTGGCTCTTCCTCGCCATTTGTATGTAATCTCACATTCTCCCCTCCCGCGCATTTCCTATATCTCATCCTGCCTTTTGTATAAGGTCTGTAGACCCGATAGCTGACTTTGCAGGGCCTGGAGCATGTCCTTTGCTGTCTTATATGTCACTTCTGCGAGGTCTCTTTTGAACTTTAGGTCGGCTAGATTCCCCCTGGCCACGTCAGCTATGAGCGTGACCGGCATCTTTTCCTCTCTAAGTCTCATGATCTCCCTGGCCAGGGCCAGCCTATACTCATGCTCGGCCTCTGCATAAGCCTTGGCATGGCCGTAGAGGCTTTTGACACCCTTTTGTATCTGCTGGCTTGTCTCAAATATGGCTTTGCCAATATCATGCATATCAAGTGCCAAGGTTTTCACCTCCCAGCTCTCTTATAAGCCACTTGAGCGAAATATCCCCTGTGAAGATTTTTTCGACGAATCTTGGGTTTGACGTTTTTTTGATAAGCCTGTGTAGTTCTTTATCTAGCTTAAATACTTTTTTCCAGTCCTTATTGAAGAGGACATTTTGTCTGAATACGGCGAATCTAATATAAGCATCCCAAAATGCGGTTGGCTCGAGACCTTGCTCTGTCACGAATATCCTGTATGTTCTGCGTAATATTGCACTAAAAGCTGATGCTAACATGATTAGACTGTCTCTTTCATCGTCTGTAAAGCGGTCATTAGTATTGTGCCAAAACTTTATTTTGGCTGCCCTGGCCTTGGTGTATAAGTCTATGACTTCGCTGTATTGTTGTATCATATAATTGAGTATGTTTTGCATAGCTCTGCCACCAGCCTTTCCCAAAACCTCTCCATCTCCGTTGATACAAGTTCATATTTTTCAAATTCATGAAACCTTTCTTGCTGTTCCCGAATTTTTCGCACAATGTCTAGCGGAAACTTGTTAGTTCTAACTTCCGCCAACAAGCCTTCAATAACAATCCAAGCCTCGTTGCGCAATACTACTGCTCCCCATGCATCGTCATATATAAATCGTTGTGGCCCGTTTTTACCTAGATGTTTTTCAGCAAAGTAGTTCAAGGGCCGGCCTAGTTCTTCCATCGTAGGTTTATATACTTCGCTGAAATAGTCTCTGTGTTTTATCCAGACGTCTTCCTTATGAATAAATACCTGGCACCGGCATTTTCCTGGAATATAATCAACTGAAAAGGCCTGTTGAATTCCTGATAGAATTTTTGGCTTTTTGAGTTTTGGCTCTCCATATCGCCTGAAAGAGTGAATTTTATACCTCATTCTCTCCCCTCCCAAAAGAAAAAGGCGTATTGTAAAGTTAAATGAAAGTTGAGGACCCGTCAGCCTTTCTGGTACAATGGTTCTCCTCGGTTCGAACGATTAAGCCTTCTTTTTTAAGAAAATCATAGGCTTCTATAATCTGTTCTTCGCTAAATTTAGGGGATTTAGCTTTTTTAACTTTATCAATTATAATACTTTTATCAGTTATGTTGTATAAATGTTTTAAATTATTATATATGAAATGAGTAGTAGCTATAATTTCTAATTGCATTGGTTCCAGTTTGCCAAAGCTATTTATAACTTTATCTAATTCACTTTGATATTTTTTTATGAACTCCTGATTTTCCTCAACAATAGATTTTGCTTTACTACCAGAGATAAAACAGTATGAATCACTTCGATCTCTTAGTATATCTCTGGAAAGCATGTAATCTAATTCTTTTGCTATCTCATCACTATATGGACCATAATAATACATTCTATAGGATCCTTCTAAAGGAACTCCTAATGCTTTAGTTAAGTATATAAGTTTCTGGTAAGCCTTTCGACTTTTTATCACTCCTAAAGAGTCAATCAAATACGCGGTAACAATACTAGTATTCATTCTAGTCATATTATTCTCCTTTTATATCCTTCATCTGTAAAATAGGCTTATCTAATGCCCTAGACATTAATTTTAAACATTCCCTTATTTCTTCTATACTCTCCCCATAAGGACACCCTGCATCTGCATATCCAATAATATTTCCATTTTTATCATAATATACTTCCATAATCTCGTAATAATCTTCTTCACAGTCATGCTTTACTACCCTATAATTCCAACTCATAATATTCCTCCTTTCTTATTGAACCTCTCCCACTTATAGAAGTGGGAGATTCTCGCTTCATCAGTCTCGTAACCTACTACCTCCACGAGCCTCACATCGGGTAGTCCCTACCCTAGTTTATGTTAAGCTATGCTTAATTCTTTTAATCCTTGATTGAGTATGTTGATTGCTGCGTTTCTATCCCTTTGATGA